GTTTAACTAAATGAATCAACCACAAGTATATAGGATCAAATTAGAAGATAAAGCCGCTTTTATAAACAAAGCAGAGCGATTAGGGGTAGATATTAGTTCATTTGATATTAAAGATGATCAATTTAATAAGGTTTTTATTATTACATTCTATAAATCTGAAGAGATTGAGATGGTAAAAAAAATATTAAAATCATCTCCTAAAATAGATATTATAAAAGAATATGTTAAAAATATTATTAGAGATGAATTAAGAACACGTTTGGATAGTTAATTATCCTTTCGTATATTGATAATAGAACTAAAAATAATTATATGAGATACAAAAATAATGTTATGATGAAATTGGAACAGGCTGAATCATTGATAAGTCGCATTCAATTACAAGTGAATAGAGGAATGTCTCAAAATCAAGTACTTGAATCCATTGAATCTTTAAAAGAGCAAATGGAGGAGGTAAAGTCAGTTATTTCTATAGAACCTGATGATTTTGAGCAACAATTTGCTCCTCAAAAATAACCAATTATGGAAATGATTTTATGGATTGCATTTATTCATTTTATTGAATTGATAGGTGTTGTAATATATTTTATATTCAGGAAAAATATAAAAATGGAAAAAATAATTATTAAACAACAGGAACAAATTGATTCTCTTGAATTCTTATTCAATCAATTAACTAGTTCTTTAGATAAAGTTGATAATAAGGTTTGGGTTGAAGGAGATACTGAATTAATGGAAGTTTTTCAAAATGTTAATGAAATTAAAAGTACATTAAATTCTTTTTACAATTAAATTATATGAGTATTCACTATGAAGAATTTAATTTAGATAAATTTTTAGATGATGAAATAGGCAAAATATCATTAAATAAAAAAGGACAGTTACGTAAACGCAAACCTAAAGAACCTAGAATATATTTTACCCAAGACACTGAAAATGCTATTATTGAATATTTACAATCAGATGATGAATTAAAACGTAATGAAATTTATAATGAACGTATTAAATATGCATTATATAAATTAGCTGAAAATATAATCCATACATTTAAATTTTATTATACTGATTCAGATACTATTGAGGAATTAAAACATGAAGTAATTACATTCTTATTAGAAAAATTACATTTATATTCTCAGGATAAAGGGAAAGCTTATTCTTATTTTGGTACAATAGCCAAACGTTATTTGATAATATATAATCAGAAAAATTATGAGAAATTAAAAGAAAAAGCTAATGTAGATGAAGTTGATGAAGATCCTGTTATATTAAAAAATATTTTAAATGAGATTGATGATGATATAAATCCTATAAGCTTTATAGATTTATATATACAATATGTAGATAAACATTTATACACATTATTCCCTAAAAACCAAGATATTAAAACAGCAGATGCTGTTATAGAATTATTTCGTAAAAGAGAATCTATTGAAATATTCAATAAAAAAGCTTTATATATCTATATCCGCGAAATAACGGATGTTTCTACCCCCCAAATTACCAAAGTTACTAAAAAATTAAAAATACTATATATTAAATTATATAATGAATATTATAAAAATGGATGTATTAAAATCTAATTAATTCCAATATTTATTATTATAAATATGTTAATATATGGTGTTAAATTTCAATGATGTAAAGATTTTTGGTGATAAGAGTTTATCTGATTTGTTTAAGCAAATTCATAAAAATAATAAAGATACAGATAAACAGATTAATGAATTAATTGAATCATTAAAACCAATCGCTGTTTCTAATGCTGGTTCTGCTGTTATGCTTATGCCCACTGTTAAAGATTTAATTGACGTTAATGTTAGAAACAATGATCAATTAATAAAAATGGCAGGTATTGTTCAACGAGCTGTTTCTTCCCCTAATAATTCAACTACTACTGATTTTTTTGATATTGATGAAATTCAACATTTGTTAGAAGAACAAAATATTATTAAAGAAGAAAGTCAAAAATTATTAGATAAAACGGAACAAGTTATTAAAAAACAATTAGAATAATAAATGAGAGTAAGAGAAAATTTATCTGGGATAATATCTTCTATAGGGAAAAATAACACTAACTCCATTTTTTCATCTATGGTTGGGAAAGTTTTTGGTATTATTACTACTTTCAACACTCCCACTAAAGAATTATTTGAGAGAGAGGGTGGATTTTCGGGGATGGGTACAATATTTTATTTGGATTATGAACAATCAAAAAATATAAATGAAACAGATTTAAAATTTTGTAAAATTGCTAAACCATTTTCCTCTAATCAAAAAAAATATCCATTAATAGGAGAATTAGTATTATTATTTGATTTACCTTCCCCTGTATCCCAATTAAGTAATAATTCTATTCAAAAATATTATTTAAATACTATAAGTGTTTGGAATAATCCCCAACATAATTCTCCATCAGACATTCCTTTAGGAAAAACATTTGTTGAAACAAATGATATTACAAATTTGTTAACATTTGAAGGGGATATAATATATCAGGGAAGGAAAAATAATGGATTTAGATTAGGAAGTACTGTAAAGAAATTTTCAAATGAGAATGAATGGAGTAGTGTAGGAAATGATGGTGATCCTATTACTATATTAGTTAATGGATATAGGGTATCTAATAATATTAATATTCCCCATGTAGAAGAAATTAATAAAGAATTATCTTCTATATATATGACATCTACCCAATTAATACCTCTACTCCCTGATAGAAATGATTCTCTAAACCAATTAACCAAACCCATAAAACCAAACAAATATTTTAATAAATCCCAATTAATACTTAATTCAGATAGGATAGTACTTAATTCTAAAAAAGATGAAGTTATGATATTTGCCAAATCTAATATTGAATTAAATACTAATAATATAATTAATTTAAATGCTGGAGAAAGGACCCATTTGAATTCTCCATTTAATTTTATAGGGATTGCATCGGATGGAACTTTACCAACAGAACCTTTATTGTTAGGAAATCAAACAGTAAATTTATTAACTGAATTAATGTTAGTTTTAGGGGAATTAGGAAGCGAATTAAGCTCCGTAATAACTCCACCAGCTGGTTCTCCCTTGATTGAAGTAAATATTGCAGGTAATAAATTGACTAATTCTATAGATAATATGATGGGTAAATTAGAAAAAATTATTTCACAACAAAATTATACTTCATAATGGGTAATGATGTTTCTTCTCTAACAAATGTTGATATTGTTAAAAATTTAACAAGATCTGTAAAACCTAAATCTTTTGGAGAGCAACTTTTAAACAAAGAAAAAGAAAAATTAATTCATTCTTCTTTAGGGAAAATTAAAGAACTTAAAAATGAAATTCAAAATAATATATTAAGGTTATTCGATTTAGAAATTTATCATCAACAGATATTACAAACCCTTCAATATCAAACAAAAAATCCACCTAATAAACCTTTATTAAGCATTGAAGAATTTCAAGAATCATTACTTATTGAGAATACTAATTATCAAGAAGAAAAAATTAAACTACAAGAAGAAAGATTATCAATTCAACAAAAATTACAAGATATATTAAATGATCCGTATAATAAAATAAAAAATAATTATAATATAACTAAACAAAAAATTAAGTTAAAACGAAAAAGAAATAAAAATAAAGAAAATAATGAAAAAAAACAATTAAATTTAAAAGTTTTAAAAACCGTAGTTAATGGGATATCTCCTAAAATTTCTCTATATGGGATTAAATTATTATTTAATATAACAACTAATAATAAAAAACTTCAAGATTTAATTGATAATACCAATGACATAATCAGTTCTGCTTTTACAAAACAAGACATTGATAATGCTAGAGTAATTAGGAATTCAACTTTATCTATATTGAATGATAATGAAAGAAAACTTGATTCATTATTCCGTTTAATTAAAATTGTAAATAGAATTATTACAATATTAAATTCAATTTTATCTATTTTAATATTATTATTTACTATACCTAAACCCTTCGGTTTGGGCCCCATAATGCCAACCCCCATAGCTCAAAAAGTTAAAAAAATACAAGATATAATAATTTCTTTAAATATAATTTTATCAATATTCCAAGGAATATTAGAAACAAAACTTAATGATTTAAGAGACTTAAAACATCAACTACAAAATATTAATGATTTACTTGATAATGTTGTTATAGATACACTATCAGATATTGATTTACAAAACTTCATTAATAATATAAATAATGATTCCCTTAATAAATTTGAAGATTATAAAGGATTTAAATTAATTATTAAAGAAGAAGAAACACTAGGAGCTCAACAAGCAATAGTAGTAAGAGGAAGTATTAAAAGAAAATATGCTGTTGCTATTAATAAGGATGGGGTAGGAGTATTAAAAAGTGAATTATCATTTACCTTAGATCCTCAAGACTTAATAGAACAACTTAAAATAATAATAGATCAACAAAATTTACAATCTTAAAATATTTATAAATATGAAATTAAACTTATTTAAAAAACTAATTAAAGAAGCAGTAGCTGAAGCTGTTAGGGAAGAATTAAATAATATTATAAATGAACAATTTACCCAACAAAAACCAAATTATATTCAGGAAAATAAAACATTAAGTTTTACAAGTGATGATGTGATTACCCAACGTACTCAAATAAGGGAAAAAATGGGAAATATGTTTGGATTTAATGCTCCCCCACAACCAAATAATGTAATTCAATTAGATTCAAATTTAGATAATCCTTATTTATCATTTATTAAGGATGCTGAAAATAATATGACTCCTCAAGAAAGATTAGGATTAAAAAATTTAGGATAAAATGCCAATTCCACAGATAATAAGAATTAATCCACTAGATTTGCAAAAAAACACTGCAATAGGAATTTCTTTACCATTTGGATCTCAAACTAATAACAAACTTTTTAATTTAACATATAGTACTAAAGAACAGATAAAATCAAATTTGATTAATCTTTTACTAACTTCCAAAGGGGAAAGGGTTTTAAATCCATTATTTGGTTGTGATTTAAAAAAAACATTATTTGAAAATATTAATCCAATTAATGATAATAATATAAGAGATATAATTATATCCTCTACAAATATTTATACTCCAGAAATAACAATTAGTAATATCTCCATTAATAACTTACCTGATGAGAATTTAGTGAATATTACAATAGATTATATATTAAATATATCAGGTAATCCTGATCAAATCACCATTCAATTCCAATAAAAATGTCAGATAAAAATATATCTTATTTAAATAAAACATTTAGTGATTTTAAGTCTAATCTTATTAATTATACTCAAACTTATTTTCCAACAATATATAATGACTTTTCAGAAGCATCTCCAGGAAACATGTTTATTGAAATGGCATCATATGTGGGTGACGTAATGTCATTCTATGTAGATACTCAAATTCAAGAAAATTTTTTATTATATGCTAAAGAAAAAGAAAATTTATATTCATTATCTTATGCTTTTGGATATAGACCTAAAGCATCATATGCTTCTTCCACTATATTAGATATATATCAATTAGTTCCTGCTCAAAACACAGGAAGTATTAATAGTCCTAATATTAATATTTATGGATTGATAATTCCTGAAAATACAAATGTAACATCAACAAGTACTGGAATTAAGTTTATAACATTAGAAAAAATAGATTTTACAGATACCGGCTCAACTGAGATTACTTTTGTAAATAGTGACTTCTATTTACTTAAAAAATCAGTAAAAGTTATATCTGCTGAAATTAAATCAACCACCTTTAATTATCAATCTCCCCAAAAATTCCAATCATCAATAATAACAGATATTAATATACTTCAAATATTAGATATAACAGGTAGTGATAGTAACAGATGGTATGAAGTACCTTATTTAGCTCAATCATCTATTTTTAATCCGGTAGTTAACCCCTCTTACAATACAGACCAAGTACCTTATTTATTACAATTACAAAGAGTACCAAGAAGGTTTGTATCAAGAATATTATCTGATAATACATTACAATTACAATTTGGTGCTGGGTTATCTAATAATGATGATACATCTATTATCCCTACTCCTGATAATATTCAATTAGGATTAGTACCAGGAATATCTGATTTAAGTGGTAATTATAATAAAGCTTCTGTTTTCTTTGCAAGAGAATATGGTTTATCTCCTTCAAATGTTACTCTACAAGTAAGATATTTAGTAGGTGGTGGTATAGCATCTAATATACCATCAAATGATTTAACTAATATAGATACATCTCAAGTTTATTTTAAAAACGGTAATCCGGGAGGAACTTTATCTCAGGATATTTTGAATAGTGTTATATCAACCAACCCAACACCATCTGTTGGTGGTAGAGATGGAGATCAAACAGAAGAAATTAGAAATAACGCATTATTCTCTTATGCTTCTCAAAATAGAGCTGTTACCAAAGATGATTATATTATTAGATCCCTATCATTACCTTCAGAATATGGTAGTATATCTAAAGTATATTTAACTCAGACCTTCGAACAAAACCTAATAAATGAAACTTCCATTACTACCAAAAATCCATTAGCATTAGATTTATATATATTAGCATATAATAATAATAAACAATTAATTTCCGCATCCCCAACATTAAAAAATAATTTAGTAACTTATATTAATCAATACAGGATGATTACTGATGCTATTAATATTAAAGATGCGTATTACATTAATATTGGTATTAATTTTGATATAATAGTCCGATCAGGATATAACAATAATGATGTTATAACTAATTGTATAATGATTTTAAAAAATTATTTTAATATAGAAAAATGGCAAATAAATCAACCTATTATTATATCTGAAGTAAACTCAATTCTGTTACAAACTCCTGGAGTCCAATCTGTAATAAAATTAGAAATAATTAATAAACAAGATATTACCGGAACTACATATTCAGTATATGGGTATGATATCCCATCAGCAACTAGAAATGGAAATATATATCCATCTTTAGATCCGTCAATATTTGAAATAAGATATACAAATACGGATATTCAAGGTAGAGTAGTAGCTTTTTAAAACATTTATTTAATTATAAAAAATTAAATTTTTCTATATTTATATTAAAACATAATAAATGGCTGTTTATAAAATATTTCCTGAAAAAACCTCTACATTATATTCATTTTATCCTGAAACAAATACGGGATTAGATGAAATACTTGAAATTAGTACTTTTACATCTATTAATAGTACTGATGAAGTATCTAGAGCTTTAATCAAATTCCCCTCTGATCAAATTAATAATATTATATCTACTGAAGTAATTGATAAACCTTTTGATATTTATTTAAAATTATCATTAGCTAATGCGTCATCAATCCCTTTAGATTATACTTTATATTCCCATCCATTAGCAGCTGATTGGGATAAAGGTACTGGTAGATTAGGTAATGTACCAACGTCTACCGATGGAGTTAGTTGGAAATATAAAGATACATTAAATGGTAGTGTATGGTTTATATATAATACATATCCTTCAGGTACAACTGGGTCATACATGAGTGGAAGTTTAACAGGTGGTGGTCTTTGGTATACTAGTTCTAATTATGCTTCAAGTCAATCCTTTACAAATATAACATCTAAAGATATTGAGTTAAAAGTAACAAATACTGTTAAATCATGGTATAGTAGTTCAATACCTAATTATGGATTCATATTAAAACATTCCTCTTCATTTGAATTTACAACAGCTTCTAAATTTGAAACTAAATACTTCTCAGATAATACTCATACAATATATCCCCCTAATTTAGAAATTAGATGGGATGATTCATCATATATAACAGGTTCACTATCTATTATTAATTCAGATCAAATTGTTACTACTATTGTAAATAATAAAAATGAATATCAACAGGATTCTATACAACGTTTTAGAATTAATACAAGAGACCAATATCCTATTAGGATGTTTCAAACATCTTCTGTATATTTAAATAATAAATTATTACCTAGCTCTTCATATTGGTCAATAAAAGATTTAGATACTGAAGAAATAATAATTGATTATGATACATCTTATACTAAGATAAGTGCTGACTCTATTGGTAATTATTTTGATATATATGTAAATGGTTTAGAACCTGAACGTTATTATAAACTATTATTTAAATCAATTTTATCTAATGGAGAAACAATAGTGACAGATAATAATTATTATTTTAAAGTTATTAGATAATGACACAAATTTCTATACAAAGAACCGTATTTAATAAAGATCAATTTGTAAAAGTAGTTAATATTAATTTTAATCAATTAATTAATAGTCAAAATTTAGAAGAAACTCCTTCATTTACTTTGGAAGATTTTTTTCAATTATATGAAGATCTTTTTAATCAAATCCCTAAAGAAGGGAATATTAATTCTCACCAATATATTCTCCAAAAAGAAGCGGATTATTTGGGAGTTCAAATTAATAAAGATGATTTACAAGCATTATTAAATGAAATTACTGATTTGAGACAAGAATTACTAGATTCCCAAAAAATAGTAAAAGATTTACAAATTACATCACTAAATTCAGTAACAGCTTAACATAAATGGTTAATAATATACAAATAATAGGTAATATAATAGATAGTACAATTGTATCTCGTTATAATAACGATGATATTAATTTGATATTTTCACAAGAAATTCAACAAGATTTTGGGGATGAAAATGATTATATAGAATATTATATATATGATATAGAGGGAAATTTACTAAATTCTGATATAGATTATAGAAGTTTCAAATTACCTAATAATAGTAGTTTAAAACCACAAACTCCCCCATCCCTTAATATTACAAATACAACCCTTGTTAATAATATAGGCATAGTTTCCAATACTAATAACCAATCTGGTTCACTATACCCAGTAATTGAAATAGACCCTATATTAGATCTACAAAAAATAGGATATACTTCAGGAGAATTTAAAGTCCAATATAATTTTTTTAGGAATAAAATATCTTCTCCTGTTGCTGATTTATTTATAAAAGAAATATCTTCCGATAGAACAGAATTAAGACTAATTTCAATTACTCTGAGTGATGAAGAGATAGAACAAAGTGTTAATAATCTTCTAATAGAAATTAATAATTCAACCTATTTTTCAGATTATCTTTTAAATTTTGGAAATAATTTACAATCAATAGCTATTAATGTTGCTTTAAATAAAGTTAATACGGGATATGAAATATTATTTAAATTATATGAACCATTACCTATTAATATTAGTGAAAAAACATTATTATGGGTTGTAGATGAGAAGGTAGATCCTTATATATTTGATATTAATTTAGATATATTAATCACCCCTCCTTCAGGAGAGTATTTAAGGGGCCCTAATTTTAATATTCCTTTAGAACAACAAGGTACTATTTCAACCCAATATCAAAATTATGATGGGTTATTAAATAATTTACAATCTTTACAAAGTTCATCATATAGTAAAATATTAAATTTACTTACTACTCAAAGTATAGATATAAATGTAGATTATACTAATTTTAGTAATTTTTCATTTTTTGGATCTGTAGATAAAAGATTAAAAAATTTTTACACTAAGGTTAAACAAATAGAGGATTATAATAATTTAATTACAATATATACTCCTAATACATCTACCACAAGTAGTTTATCTTTAGAAATTTCATCATCTGTAAATAATATAAATAATATAATTTCTAAATTTGATGGATTTGAATATTACTTATATTTTGAATCAAGTTCATATTCATGGCCTAAAATAACATCAACATTACCCTATACTTTATATTCTACTAGTTCAATTAGTGCATCTGTTTGGTATGATAATTATACAGGCTCCGCCGAATCATATGATGATAATAATGTTAATAATTTAAAATCCTCCCTTCCTTCTTTTGTTATAGATGATTCTAATAATGATCAATATATTATGTTTTTAAATATGATAGGTCAATATTTTGATAATATATGGATTTTTCTTAAATCATTAACAGATATAAATTTAGCAAATAATAATCTAGAACAAGGAGTATCAAAAGATTTAGTATATCATGTTTTAAAATCATATGGGATTAAATTATATACCACTCAAGGAGGAGAAGATTTAAATCAATTCCTTATAGGATCAGATTCAGGAAGTGTTAATTTTGATAATAATTTTACCCCAACAGGAAGTTATTTAAATAATATCCCACGTAAAGATTTATTAGCTGAAGTATATAAACGTATTTATCATAATTTACCTTATTTAGTAAAAAATAAAGGTACTGTTGCTGGTATTGAAGGATTAATTACAATATTTGGTATAACAGGTAGTATATTAAATACTAAAGAATTTGGTGGGAGTACCAAATCCCAATTACTTAAAGGATACAATAATAAAAAAGTAAGAATACTAAATAACGAAATAACGGGAAGTGTATTATCTCCTTTTATTTCATTACAAACATTCCCAACATCTTCAACAGAATTTATAGATAATGATTTACATTATTTAGATGTGTCATTTTCTCCTCAAACACAAATAGATACTTATGTATCTAGTTCAATATCTGTATCCAATCCAACATTTATATTAGATGATTATATTGGAGATCCTAGACAACAATATTTTAAATCATATCCTGATTTAGTAGAGCAACGTAACATATATTTTGCACCATTCACTAGTTCATATATGGATTATAATGGATTTATTAGATTGATTCAATTTTTTGATAATGCTTTGTTCAAAATGATAGAAGATTTTGTTCCTGCTAGAACTAGTTTATCAACAGGTATAACAATTAATTCCCCCGTTCTTGAACGTAATAAAACATCATATAGTCAACCTAATTTCTTAAAACAAATAGTATATTCTGCAGAATATAGTGCATCATCAATTAGTTCTCCTTATGGAACTCTATATAATAATCTTCAGGGAAATAAATTACCTTATTATAATGGTGAAATAAGTGGGAGTATTGTAGGTACATATGATAATTATTTCATCCCTAATAATTTCAATCCTTATTTAGAAAATTGGGTAGTATATAATTCAAAAAATTCTACAAACAATACTATAGATCTAAATAAATTTAACCATTCAGAATATAACATATTATTAAATAATGTATCTTCTAGTTTATTATCTACATTTAGAAAATTATATGAACCTATATATGGAACTACATCAAGTTTATTAACTTCTGTTCAATTACAAGATTCATATTTATCACTACGTTCATATCAAAATTCAAGATATGATGGTTCTAAATTAATTAGTTTAAATTATAACACATATACTAGTAATTCATATGTTAGTTCTGATGATTTTACTTTAACATATGGAGATAAATCATATGGAAAAACAGCTGTTATTGATCATTATGTTAGAAAGATTGGTTTATTTACTCAAATAGAAAGTAGTTCATATTTACCTAAAATAAACAATGTTTCTATAAAATATCTAGTTGATGAATATGGTAATTTAACTGAATTAAATCAAATAAACCAACATTGGGAAGAAATTCAAAATACATTCAAATCATATGATTCATTAGATATTTCATTATTTGATAATAAAAAATTTGGTAACCAAAAATTAACTGAAGGAAGCAAACCAATATATGATAGTGGATATTCATATTATCCAATTTTTTATTCTACTGGTTCTTGTACTAATAATACATCATCTTTTATAAATTTAAATAATCCCCAATCATATACAGCTACCTGGAATAATAATTTATCACCTTACTCAATAACGGGTAGTGTTACTAACCAATATCCTTTAACATCATCAGGAAGTTATAGTGTTGTATATAATATATTTAATAATCTATTACAAGGAAATAGCTATGCTAATTCAGGTAGTGCTGCAATTTTTCCCTCATATACTGCTTCAGAAGCTGGTTTATATAAAATAAAGTTAACTTTACCTATTACGAATACTTTATTAAAAACATCGCCCTTAAATAGCATGACATGGGCTGTGCAAGTGTTTAAAAATGGGGTAAATATATTGGAAGATGTAAAAACATTTATTGCTACTTCTGTAATATCATATGCATTCCAAACAAGTTATGTAGGATATGATGATAGTATTGATGCTTGTAATGATTCAAATCTTCAATTTAATACTCTATATGCTAATGTAAGTACCCTTGCTCAATATATTTATTTATATCATGATTCTGATTTAACAACTCTAGCATCCTCAACAGGTGGAAGATATATTAGAATAACATCATTATCAGGTGAAAACCATCCTGTTATAATTAATTCAAGTGGTCAGATAATTAATAATCCATTCTCATGTTAATTTAAATTTATGTCATATACAACAGAAACATATACTTTTAATTTAGATACTTCAACCCTTAATTTATTACCTAGTGATGAATTGGAAATAAAATTAGTATTATTAACACCACCCACAATATCTAATAATTTTACATCATCTTTAACTCCAGGAAGTTTAACAATATCTTCATTAACTCCTTCTATAGGGTATGTTACAACCAACTGTCCTTATTTAGTAACAAGTAGTATAGATAATGAATTAAAATTAAGCTCAGGTATAACTAATTTATATGGAGGTGGATATATCTTTACTCCCGCCCCCCTCACATCATCACCAAACCCATTATATTCAATTTATGAAGATGTGGATTATTCGTTTGTCATTAAACCTCAAGATATAATATTATTATATTTAAGTGATGGTACTTACTTAGAGTATAGAGTATTAAACCTACGCATCGAAAATGGTCAATTAATCATATTATTAAATTTACCAATTTCCCAAATAGCTAAAGATGATATTAGTGCAAATTTATTAAATAAATTTTTAATTCTAACTAGAATAAAAGATGAAACTAATGCTTATGTCATATATAATAAAAAACCAGGAAAAACATCATATGGATTTATAATTCCTGAGAATATTCATCCTGATGTTTTATTTAAAATAAATACAATAACAAAAGAAGTAAAACAAAAATTATTAGCAGATCAACAAGGAATGGTTGATAGGTTAAGTAGCAACATTATTGATGGTGGTGTATTCTAATTTATATAATGTTTTAATATTTGTTTAAACATATTTTTTATTAACAATTAATTTTTTTATTTTTAATATATTTATAATATATACACAAAATATGGCAATTTTATCTCCAACTACAGTTACAGTAGATGCAATTTTAACTACAAAAGGCCGTGAATTATTATCACGTAATGATGGTTCTTTTCAAATTACACAATTTTCATTAGCAGATGATGAAATAGATTATACTTTATATAATCCAAACCATCCATCCGGTTCAGCATTTTATGGTGAGGCTATTGAAGCCATGCCTATAATTGAAGCATTTCCTAACGAATCTCAAATAATGAGATATAAATTAGTAACTTTACCACGAGGAACAAGTAGATTACCTGTTATTAATGTGGGTTATAGTAGTATTATTTTAAAACAAGGTGCTTCATTAACAATCACACCCCAAACTCTAAATTATTTAGGAGCTATTTCAACCTTTGAATCTAATGGATATATTGCTACAATAGCAGATAGTAGATTACTTTCATCCTTCCAAGGAACGGGTATTAATACAACTAATTTGGGTAACGCCAATTTAAATACCACTACTGGCACGGTATTATCGTTAAGTCAAATAGGTACGTCGTTTACCATAACTGGTACTACAATCAACACTCTATTTGGATCAACGTTGACTCAATTAAGTACTACAATAACATTTATTGGTAGAGACAGTGGAGCTAGAATAACTATTCCTTTAAATATACAAAAAGTATCAACAACATAATTAAAATAAAATATGTCATTTGTAAGATATAATACTGAGGATTCAGTAATAAGTGCAGAAACAGTAGTTAGAGGTTTATGGAGTGGAGATAGTAATTCATTATCATCATTTCATACAGCTAGTGGTTATACAGAATATTATTTAGATGTATATCAAGCAACACCCTCTAATACAGGATCATCAATTCAATTTGATATCCAATATGGTAATCTTAATGGTTCAGGTTCATCCCCTATAAATTCTTCTGTAAGGGGTTATTCTCCTTCAAGAGTTGTATATGGTCAATATAGAAATTTAATATATGGGACTGAAACCACTAATTTTAGTTTTGATAATGGTGTAACAACCGCTAATGATATATACATTATAAATATTTCTAGATCTAGATATAAAGAATCATTACAACAAGGATCTTTTAATTTATTATTATCTAGTGGTAGTAATAATTATATTCGTTTAACAGATGATAGTAATACTACTAGTTTAACTCGTTTTATAGGAGAAAATAAAATTAATTATATTATTAGTGGAAGTAATGGTAATGCTTACACATCAAGTGCTTCTACAACTTATTATGGTATAATGTTACCTGATTTAGGTGTTGTAGTTTTAAATGCTAGTGGATCATTAATGAATTTCATACAAACTCCAAATCAAGCAACGTCCTCAGTTAATAATCATTTAAAACTATATAATTCAATTGTTTCTGGTTCATTATCAGGGAGTTTTAATTTAAAATCATCTGAAACAGTTTCATCACGATATTTTTTCACCCGAGTGAAAAATAGTGATTTTAATTATACTACAAACCCATCAATTATAGATGATAATGGTAATATACTTTATACAACACTTATTAATAATCCACAAACATTTATTACAACGGTGGGGATGTATAATGATTCCAATGAATTATTAGCCGTAGCTAAATTATCTAAACCCTTAGTAAAGGACTTTACCAAAGAAGCATTGATCAGAATTAAGCTCGACTATTAATTTATTTACGTTTGTGATATTAGTCGTATGTTTTTTAATAAATGTGGAGATATCAGAATAAAGGATGTAACTTTCACCCAACTATTAAAAACATTTAAGTACTTACGTTTAAATGAATAAATGAATACATGTCCTCATTCAAAAAATTAAAATCATCTGATGTTGTAACGTCACTATATGTTGCTAATAAACAATGGTCTACAAACCAATGTTATCAAGCAAGTGGTTCTTATTTTACTATATATAAAGGTACTAAATTAACAAGTAGTTTTGATTCCGATACAGATCCTGTGACTGAGGGTCAATATGAAAGATTAATATATACTTCAGTTAACCAATTATTTTATCAATCATATAGTGGAAGTTTATTAAATACTTCTTCATTAGCCAATTCATTATTCTATGAATCATCTTCAGAACAAAGACGTACTCAATCATATTTTAATTTTAATGAAAATCCATCATTAATAAAGAATTATCCTTCAGGAAATTTAGAGGGGATAAGGGTATTATCAATCAATCAATCAATATTTGGTTCTCAATTATTACCTTATAATTTTATATTATCATCATCTGCTTATAATATAGTAGATGATGGTATTGGAAATTTAATAGATACAAATATAAGTACACATATAGGAAATATTTTTTATCCTCAAGGATTAGCCATTATTACTAATCAGGATTATCAACTCATGTTTCCCCTTCCCCCTATAGCAAATAATGATTATTACACTTATAGACTTTCAGATCCTGAAAAACTTGTATATCCTTTACACAATGATGATCCTCGGAGTGGAGTTTTTATTCCATCTTCCATAATATTATCAGGAAGTCAATCAACTTTATTTAATATAGATTTAAATGGGACAGGAAGTTTAACAGCTAGTGCCGTTGGAATATATGAAACATATTATACTGTTGAAATTGATTTAAATAACGAATGTGGGAATTTAATTAGTAATAAGGCAAAAATATTAGTAAATGTAATTGAACCATATTGTGTTTTTTCATTTACTGCTGTGTTTGAACCTTCCCCACCAACACCAACACCAACCCCAACAACCACACTTACCCCAACAATATCACCAACAGTAACACCAACCGTTACACCAACATTAACACCAACAAATACACCAACCACAACAGTAACACCAACCGTTACACCAACATTNACAACACCAACACCAACAGTCACACTAAGCGGTCCAACACCAACACCAACAGTCACAGCAAGCGGTCCAACACCAACACCAACAGTCACAGCAAGCGGTCCAACACCAACACCAACAGTCACACCAAGCGGTCCAACACCAACACCAACAACATCATCTTGTGATTGTTACTCTGTTACTAACCCTACAGAAGGCGCGTTGAATGTAACTTATACTAGATGTACAGACGG